AATAACTATACATATAAGTGTCCACCTAAGCATGGATATATGACACCAATATGTAACAAAGATTTATGTAGATTAAGAAAACTTGGAATAGGTGCTCAGGCCCCAGATATTATAGATGAGTTTTCTGAGGTTGAACAAATCAAAGATATGAAGACTACTTATTATACTTTTAAATATAAAGAGATACCAATGACTTTTGCATCAATAGATTTAATAGATGAAAAATCTTTTAGAACTAGAATGATGGATTATGGAATATTTTGGATGACACTGCCTAAACCTAAAAAAGGCCCACCGCCATTTGAAATGTTAATGGCTGCGCTTATTGCAAATTCAAAACCAAGTGAAAAGGTTAAATACGAAGATACATTAGCAGACGTTAGATATTCAGTATTAAAAGAATTCTTTGAAAAATATATGGTATTAGATGATTTTGAAAAATTAAAAGATGGATACATTGTTAGAGAAGAAGAGAATGACCAAGATTATTGTTACTTTAAAAAGAATACATTAGATGGCTTTATTAAAAAACTATCAGGAAAGATATTCTCTAATTCATTAGAAGCAATCACACTATTGGGTTGTCAAAAATTAGATTACTACAAAGGAGAAAAGAATATATGGAAAGTTGCTTTACCTGATTTTACAAAAAAAGAAAAACGAACAGAACCAACAGTACAAAATAAACAAGGAAACTTAACGGAGTTAGATGACGCTTACCACGCACAGCAGTTNAGAACACCAAAATAGTATTAGAAATAAAACTATTAAGTATTATGGCCCGCCAGGAACGGGCAAAACAAATACATTGGTGCAAGAAATATTAACAGATGCTTTGGCTAAAGGTATTAAACCACAGGATATTGCTTTTATTTCTTTTACTAATAAAGCAGTTAACACTGCAGTAAGCAGAGCATTGTCCTCATTTCCTCAATATACTTTAAAAGATTTTCAAAGATTCAAAACACTTCATAAGTATTGTAAGAAATATTTTACAATGGAAATATTTGATCCACAGAGATGTATGATTGATTTTGCATTAGAGAATCAAATTATTAAGAGTTCTGATTCAAGATTAGATGACGATTCATTTGTATATAATGATTGGTCTTTACATATTTATGATAAAGCAAGAAACATGATGAAACCTGTAGAAGAGGTTTATCGTAATGAAACCTATAAAAGAGAATCATTAGATTTATTATTAAGAAAAGTACAAGCATATAATAAATATAAAAGAGAGGGTGCAACTCAATATATGGACTTTACCGACATGATTGAGAAAACAATTGATGAAGTAAACTTTCCACCATTAGAGATACTTATATTAGATGAAGCACAAGATTTTACACCACTACAATGGTCTGTTGTTTATAAAATGGCAGATAACGCTAATAAAATATATTTAGCTGGAGATGATGACCAAGCTATTTATAGATGGAATGGTTCTGAACATAAATACTTTACGACATATTTTCCTGGCGAAAAGAAAGTATTAACTCAGACAAGAAGGTTTGGAAAAGAAATACATAGATTTTCTAAAATAGTTAGAAAAGGAATATTAGATAGTGAGCCAAAAGAATTCCTACCAAATCCAGATGTTAAAGATAGTGTACATCGTTATATATCTTTTGGAGATATAGATTTTAATAAATATAAAGGTAGTTGGTATATCCTAGGTAGAATAAGAACTACTGTTAATGAACTTAGAATGATGGCTAAAGATAAAGGTTTATACTTTATGGACAATAAAGGTAATAAATCTTTTACAGCAAATAAATGGAAGGCTATTAGAAGTTGGACAAGATTATCTAATGATAAAAAGATATCTAAAGAAGAAACTATCAATATGTATAAATATGTTAGGGCTTTATCTAATGATTTATATAGAAAAAAAGAATTTTGGGATCAACAAGAAAACCATAAAGAATATAGTTTTGAAGATTTAAAAGCATGGTGTGGTTTAACTTTAAAAGATGAAGTTAAATCTCAAGAATGGTGGCATGCATTAAAAAGAAATATTAAGCCAACAGAGATAACTTACGTAAAAATTCTATTACAGAAATATGGGCAAGATCAATTAGATAATGATCCTACAATCATTATAGATACTGTTCATTCTGTAAAAGGAGGGGAAGCAGATAATGTTTTAGTTTACTTTAAAGCAGATTATGCATCTCAATACCAAAACAAAACAAACATAGAAAAGATGGACGAAAAAAGAGTAGTCTACGTTGCAGTAACTAGAGCTAAGTATTCATTACATTTATTGAGCTCTGATTATAAGTACAACTATCCAATAGGGGAAGACTATTTAACTTACATAGAGGAAAAAAGAAATGAGCAATAAAACGTTTTTTAAACAAGTAGGAGGTTCTCATTATAAAACAATGAAGATACAGCCTTCTAAATTCATAAATGAAAATAATTTACCATTTGCAGAAGGTAATGCAATCAAGTATATATGCAGACATAAATTAAAAGGAAAAAAAGAAGATATTCTAAAAGCTATCCACTATTTAGAAATGGTTTTAGAAAGAGATTACAATGTTTAATCTTAAAAAAACTATAATTGGTGATATGGGTTTATTTACTTGTATCTGTATTTTTATTTTTTACTAACGGTAATATAAATGACAAGTTTACAATATTCATTAACATTTAAGAAAAGTATTTGGTTGTGTCCTTCTGAGTATAAGGATTTATCTAGCGCCACTGAAATAGCAATTGACTTAGAAACTAGAGACGATGGTATAAGCGAAGGTCTTGGTGCCGGTTGGGCTATTGGTAAGGGCTATGTGATCGGTTTTGCTGTAGCTGTTGAAGGTTGGCAAGGTTATTACCCATTTAAACATTTTGGTGGGGGTAATATGATACCTACACAAGTTATAAGCTACATGAAAGAAATATGTGCATTACCTTGTAGAAAAATATTCCATAATGCTCAATACGATTTAGGTTGGTTACAAGCAATGGGTATTCAAGTTAATGGAGAGATCGTAGATACAATGGTTGCAGCAGCAATCGTTGATGAAAATAGATGGGCCTACAATCTAAATGCATTGGCTAAAGATTATTTAGGAGAGATTAAAGCTGAAACTGATTTAAAAGAAGCAGCTAAAGATCATGGCATTGATCCTAAAGCTGAAATGTGGAAACTACCTGCAGAGCATGTTGGTTTTTACGCTGAACAAGATGCACGGCTCACGCTTAAACTATGGGGATTTCTAAAGAATGAAATCATTAAACAAAACTTAACTACTATTTGGGAAATGGAATCTAAACTACTTCCTATTCTAATTAAGATGAGACAAAAAGGAATTAGAGTAGATGTAGATAAAGCTCAAAAACTTATTAAAGAATTTGAAGCACAAGAAAAAGAAACTTTAATTAAGATAAAACAAATAGCAGGTAAAGATATTGATATCTGGGCAGCAAGACAAATAGGAGAAGCCTTTGATAAATTAAAAATACCTTATCCAAGAACTGCAAAGACAGGAGAACCATCATTTACACAAAACTGGTTAACTAATTGTAATCATGAAATAGCTAAACTTATTGTTAGGGCTAGAGAGATAAATAAATTTCATGGTACTTTTTTACAAAGTATTATGAGATACCAAATTAAAGGAAGAATACATGCTGAAATAAATCAATTAAGATCTGATAATGGTGGAACTGTATCTGGACGTATCTCTATGTCTAATCCAAATTTACAACAAATTCCTGCACGTAATAAAGAGTTTGGCCCTAAGATTAGATCTTTATTCTTACCGGATGAAGATTGTAAGTGGGGAGCATTTGATTACTCACAACAAGAACCAAGAATGGTTGTGCATTACGCCGCTTCAGTTGGTTATGAAGGATCACAAGAACTTATTAAAGCATATGAAAATGCTTCAGCAGACTTTCACCAAACAGTTGCTGATATGATAGGTATTGATCGTTCACAAGCTAAAACAATTGGTTTAGGTTTAATGTATGGAATGGGTAATACCAAACTTGCAACATCTTTAGGATTATCTGAGCAAGAAGCTAAAGAGATAAT